TACGGTATGCCAATACTTGCTGAAAATAATAAACCTAGATTATTATATCATATTAAGAGAAGAGGTTATAGAGGATATTCAATGAATAGACCCGATAGACCTAGAAATAAATTATCTGTAACAGAAAAGGAATTAGGTGGTATACCTAATACCTCAGAAGATATAAGACAAGCCCATGCGGCTGCAATCGAAAGCTATATTGAAACTCATGTTGGGTTAAAAGAAAATGGAGATTGTGGCAGAATGTACTTCCAAAGAACATTAGAAGACTGGGCTAAATTTGATATTAATAAAAGAACAAAGTTTGATGCATCTATAAGTTCTGGCCTTGCTATAATGGCATGCCAAAGACATTTATACGCGTCTAAAACTGCAAGACAGGTTAAGAAAATAGACTTTGGGTTTTCAAAATATAACAACCAAGGTTCAAAAAGTAAAATAATACAATAGAAAATGGCAGAAGCTACAGGACAAGTTACCCAATTTCCCAGCCAATCGGTTGACGATGCTACGAAAAATAGCAAAGACTACGGAATGGAAGTGGCGCGTGGTATACAAAACGAATGGTTTAGAAAATCATCTGGCACGGGAAGGTTCGTACAAAATCAACGAGACTTTCACAAGTTAAGATTATATGCTAGAGGTGAGCAATCTGTTCAGAAATATAAAGATGAATTTTCTGTAAATGGAGATTTATCTTATCTTAATTTAGACTGGAAGCCAGTACCAATTATACCTAAGTTTGTAGATATAGTTGTTAACGGTATGCAAGATAGATTGTTTACAGTTAAAGCTTTTGCGCAAGATCCAACATCTGTTAAAGAAAGAACAGACTATGTGGAAGGCATACAAAGAGATATGCTTGCTGATGAAATGCTTTCTGACATAGCTGAAAAACTTCAAGTTGATGTTAGAAATATTTCTAAAGACAATTTGCCATCTAGCAAAGAAGAGCTAGAATTGAATATGCAAATCGGGTACAAGCAAAGTATTGAAATAGCTGAAGAGCAAGCAATAGACAATGTATTCAAAAACAATAATTACCCGGAGCTAAAAAAGAGAATAGATTACGACCAAGCAGTATTAGGAATTTCCGCGGCAAAGCATACATTTAATAACACAGACGGTATAAAATTAGAATATGTTGATCCATCAAATTTAGTATATTCATATACAGAGGACCCTAATTTTGATGATGTATATTATTTTGGTGAAGTTAAGCAAATTAAATCTAATGAGCTTAAAAAACAATTTCCAGAATTAACAAACGAAGAGTTTGAGGATGTTATAAAAAAATCGTCTAATTATAATAATTACGATTATGTAGATAATAATGCAAATGATACGCTAGATACAAATACATTGACTGTATTGTATTTTAATTGGAAAACTTGGGAAAAAAGCGTATATAAAATAAAAGAAACATCTACTGGAGCTAAAAAAGCTATAAAAAAAGATGATAAATTTAATCCACCAAAAGATCAAAGAACTAGATTTCAAAAAGTAGCCCAAGCAAGAGAAACAATATACGAAGGGGTTATGGTATTAGGCGCTAATAAACTTCTTAAATGGGAAAAAGCTACTAATATGGTTCGGCCTGATTCTAATTCTAGCAAGGTAATGATGAATTATGTTGTTAGCGCTCCCAGAATGTATAAAGGTAAAATTGAAAGCTTAGTTAGCAGAATGGTAACTTATGCTGATTTAATTCAACTTACACATTTAAAATTGCAGCAAGTAATACAAAGAATGACACCTTCTGGTGTTTACTTGGATGCTGATGGGCTGGCCGAAATAGATTTAGGCAATGGAACAAGCTATAACCCACAAGAAGCTTTAAACTTATATTTTCAAACTGGCTCCGTTATAGGCAGGTCTATGACTGTAGACGGGGATATGAACCCAGGCAAAGTTCCAATTCAAGAATTACCTGGTGGAGGTGGCCAGCAATCAACTTTATTAATACAAGCGTATAACTATTATTTAAACATGATACGCGATGTAACAGGCTTAAATGAGGCTAGAGACGGCTCAGACCCAGACCAATATGCTCTAGTGGGCGTACAAAAACTAGCTGCGGCTAATTCAAACACCGCGACAAGACATATTTTACATAGTTCTTTGTATATTACTACAACATTAGCCGAAGCAATATGCATTAGGATAAAAGACATTTTAGAATTTCATCCTCAAAGAAATGCTATGATTTCAAGTATTGGTAGGTTTAGTGTTGGCGCTTTAAAAGAATTGGAAAATTTACATTTGCACGAGTTTGGTATATTTTTAGAGTTAGACCCCGACGCAGACGACAAGCAGCTGGTTGAACAAAATATACAGATGGCGCTGTCAAGAGACCAGATAAATTTAGAAGACGCTATCGATATTAGGCAAATTAAAAATATTAAATTAGCCAACCAATTATTAAAATATAGAAGAACTAAAAAACAACAAATAGATCAAATAAAAGCAGAAAGAAATATAGCAGCTCAGTCAGAAGCAAACGCTAAAGCAGCGCAAGCCGCTGAGCTTGCTAAGGCACAAGCGGAAACTATTAAAGTTGAAGCTAAAATGAAACTAGCAGAGGCTCAATCTAATTTTGATGTTAAAAAATTAGAAAGTGAAGCTATTACTAAAAAAGAACTCATGCAGTTTGAATTTGATTTAAATATGAAGCTTAAAGAAATGGAACTTGATGCTAAAAAAGAAATAGAATTGCAAAAGCCAGTATCAAACCCAAAGCCTAAAAAAGCTTTTGAATCTAGCGGAAATGATGTTTTAGGTGGTATAGATCTTAGTGGATTTGAACCTAGATAAAAAAATTATTAACTATTATATATTATTAAATTATGGCAGAATGGAAAATTAAAGGTGCTGCTGAGGACGTTGAACAAAAGTCAGCACAAGAACAAGAACAAGCTGTTTTAGATAAAGCAGTTGAAGAAGGCAAGATTGAACCTGAAGCCGCGGGCAAAGAGGTTGATGAAGTACCAAAAATTAACTTAGACGAATTAAACAAAGAAAAAGATGCCGTTCAAGAGCGAGAAGCAGAGGAAGTTCCTGTGGAAGATGCACCCGGAGATAGCAAAGAAGTGGAGCAAGAAGTACAGGAACAAACCGAAGCCAAAGAAACAGAAGAGCAAGACTCGCCGCTCGAGCTCATCAAAGACGAAGAAGCGGTAGAAACTAACCAGCCTAAAGTAGATGAAAGAGCTGCTCAAGTAAACGAACAACCTAAACCCGCAGAGCCCGAAGTTGTACTTCCGGAAAATGTAGACAAGCTTGTTAAGTTTATGGAAGAAACAGGCGGTAGTGTTGAAGACTTTGTTTTATTAAATAGAGACCTATCAAAATATAATGATGGCGATCTATTGCGGGAATATTATAAACAATCTAAACCTTGGGATTCACAAGAAGTATCTGAATATATGGAAGATAATTTTTCATATGAAGAAGATGACGACCCAAGAGAAATACGCTCTAAGAAAAGAGCATTTAAAGAAGAGCTATTTAATGCTAAAAAGTTTTTGGAAGGAAACAAAGAGAAATATTATGCTGACCTCAAGTTGAAGAAGCAAACAGATATTCCTCAGGAGTACCAAGAAGCTTTAGAGTATTACAATACATATCAACAGAACGCTGAATCAAGCAAACAACTTACTGAAAGTTTTTTACAAAAAACAGATAATGTGTTTAGTCAAGATTTTAAAGGTTTTGATTTCCAAGTTGGAAACAATAAATACCGTTATAAAGTCAATAATGTTAATGATACAAAAACACAACAATCTGATATTAATAATTTTGTAAAACAATTTTTGGGTGACGATGGTCAAATTAAAGACGCCAAGGGTTATCATAAAGCATTGTTTACTGCAAGAAATGCAGATAAGCTAGCTGAACATTTTTATGAGCAAGGCCGTGCCGACGCTCTGCGCCAATCCGCTAAGGAGGCTAAAAATATAAATATGGACCCAAGGCAAGAAGGTGTTATCAAAACATCTTCAGGCCAAAAGTTTAAAGTTGTTTCTGGTGATTCTAGTTCTAAACTGAGAATGAAACTAAAACAATAACTTAAAAATTTATTACAATGGCTATATCAACTGGCATTGAAAACTTAACCCCTTCATCTAGCAAGGGATCATTATTTCAAGGTAATTATATTACCGATTTCGATTTTACAAAACAATTTTTACCTGATGTATACGAAAAAGAAGCTGAGATCTACGGAAACCGTTCTATCTCTTCTTTCCTACGTATGGTATCAGCTGAAATGCCATCTACTTCTGACGAAATCAGATGGATTGAGCAAGGAAGACTACACACACGTTACGACAACGTAGCTATTGGCACTGCTAGCGGTACTGGAGAATCTATATTTACAGTCACTTTTGCCGCTAAGCCTGACGGGACTGCTTATGCTGCAGGAGATGCTCCTGTTGTTAGAGCTGGACAAACCATTATGGTACAAGGACTAACTTCTGGAGGCGCTGCTACAGGACCTGTAGTTAAAGGGGTCGTTACTGTTGCTGGAGCTGCTGCTGCTGGTGATACCGGAACTTTTACTGCTGTTGCTTATACAGCTGCTGACTGGACAGGTGTTACAGGTGCTGCTTCTTACGCAAAAGCAAACGTACTAGTATACGGTTCTGAGTTTGCTAAAGGAACTGACGGAATGGTTGGATCTTTGGATTCTGACTACAGCTCTTATACTAACAAGCCTATTATTCTAAAAGATAACTACGCTATCAATGGTTCTGACACTGCTCAGATTGGTTGGATCGAAGTTACTTCTGAAAATGGTGCTTCTGGTTACCTATGGTACCTAAAGTCTGAGCACGAAACTAGACTAAGATTTGAAGATTACCTAGAGATGTCTATGGTAGAGTCAGTAAAGAAAACTGGTTCTGCTGGTACTGCTGCTGCAAGCTACACTGGATCTGAAGGTTTCTTTGCTGCATTAGAAGCAAGAGGTAATGTATATGACGGACTATCTACAGATTTATTAGGTGGAGGAACTCCAACTATGGTTGGTTTTGATAACATCCTTAAGCAACTAGATAAGAATGGAGCTATTGAAGAAAATATGATTTATAGCAATAGAGCTTTGTCTCTAGCTATTGATGATGTATTGGCTTCTAAAAATTCTTATGGAGCAGGCGGTACTTCTTACGGAGTATTTAATAATTCTGAAGATATGGCCCTAAACCTAGGATTTTCTGGATTTAGAAGAGGTGCTTATGATTTTTATAAGACTGACTGGAAATATCTAAATGACTTTGCTACAAGAGGCGGATTCGGTGATGTTGAAGGAACTATTATTCCTGCAGGTACATCTACTGTATATGATCAGGATTTAGGTAAAAATATCAAAAGACCATTTTTACACGTACGTTATCGTTCTTCTGAAACTGATGACAGAAAAATGAAAACTTGGATTACTGGATCAGTAGGGGGTGCATACACTTCTAGCTTGGACGAAATGAGAGTTAACTTCTTATCTGAAAGATGTTTGATTACTCAAGGAGCCAACAACTTCTTCTTATTGAAGTAGTGAATTAATATAGCAGAGGGTGGTTGCGGCCACCCTTTAGCTATTATTTTATTAAATTATATTATGAAAAATTGGGAAATAAAAGACAGAACATACGTTCTTAAGAATGGTATGTCTCCGTTAACATACAAAATTAAAAGTACAGGTTTATTGCACTTTGATGAAGAAAAAGCAATTAACAGAGAAATAAGATATGCTGATAATCAAAAGTCATTATTTATTGACGAACAAGATGGTTTTGCACAACTTAAACATATAGTATTCCGGGATGGGGTGCTTATGGTTCCTAGAACACAACCTTTACTACAGCAATTATTATCATTATATCATCCTGATAGACTAAATTTATGGGAAGAAATTGACAACGTAAAAGAAGCTGTTGATGATATAAGTATTATAGAATTAGAATTAGAAGCATTGAAACTAGTGCAAGAGCTTGATGTTGAGCACCTTGAGGCTATACTTAGGACTGAAATTGGTTCTGATGTAACAACAATGTCTTCTAAAGAAATAAAAAGAGATTGTTATTTGTTTGCTAAAAGCGATCCAGAACTATTTATTGAAGTAGCAAAAGACGAAGATATTAAACTTCGTAACTTAGCTAATAGATGTGTAGAAGCTGGTATTGTTAAACTAACAGATGATAATACAGTATTTAAGTGGAGCACAAATGGCAAAAAAATTATGACTGTACCATTTGATGAACATCCATACGCAGCGTTTGCACGATTCTTAAAAACAGATGAAGGCGTAGACGTTATGAAAGCCATTGAAAAGAAACTTTCATAAAATACCAGGTTATAGTTATTTGTTTAGCTATAACCATCTAATAAATAAAAACAATAATGGTAAGCATAGACAACGTTTATAAAACAGTATTAAACATACTTAATAAAGAAAATAGAGGTTATATAGTGCCTAGAGAATTTAATTCGCTGGCTAACCAGGCTCAAAATGAAATTTTTGAAGGTTATTTTTCTTTAAGAAACTATGTTGTTTCTAATAACTCTGATTATTCAGATATTAGAAAAAATGTAGAAGAAAAAATAGCTTTGTTTGAAAACGAAGAAACAATAAGTGCTGGAACATTTTCTAATGCCGCAGGCAATACAACCTCAAGCTACTACGCTTACCCTTCTAACTTTTTTAGGCTAGGAACTGTATCTGCAAATGCTATACACGCCGACGAGGTTTCAAGTCAAAAAATATTATATCTAAATAGATCTCCACTTACTAAGCCTACAGTGAATAATCCCGTATACGTTAGACACGAGGGAGGCGTTGTTATGTACCCAACAACCGGTATAACTGATGTTAATATAAACTATATAAGAAAACCTGCAGAAGTAAAGTGGGCTGGGGGTACCTTAAGCGGCCAAATTGCTGCAAACCCAACCGCCCCTGATTATCAAAATTTTGAATTACATCCGTCTGAAGAGCCGGAATTAGTTGTAAAAATATTAACCTATGCAGGTGTAATTGTTAGAGCAGCAGATATAACCCAAGCGGCAACAGTAAAAGAACAGCAAATAACACAATCTGAACGATAATGGCAGAATCAAAAAAAATATATACTAGTCGACAATATTACGCAAACTTTGAGGGTGATGCTGGTAATACTCCTGCTGATTTTAAAGGTTTAGGTTATTATAGTAGAACTAGTTTAGAAGATATTATAAATAACTTTATTGTTGCATATATTGGCGAAGATAAAGCTTTAGCTAAAGTGCCTAGATACGAAGTAGATTTTTGGGCGCAAAGAGGTATGCAAGAGTTTAGTTATGATATTTTGCATAGTGAAAAAAGTGTAGAAATAGAACTAGGATCTACTTTACAATTTCCATTACCACAAGATTACGTAAATTACGTTAAGGTTTCGCAAGTGGGCGAAGATGGTAAAAAAGATATTCTATTGCCATCTAGAAAAGTAGATAATCCAACGGCTCCTTTACAAGACGCGGACCACGATTTTTTATATGATAGTGAAGGCGAAATACAGGTTGCTGCTAAATCAACTGCAATTACTAGATTTCAAGACCCTAATAACCCAGCCAATAGAACAAGGTCTTTAGAAGATAATTATAACTATGATGATGACGACTTTCCTTATCTTAATAAAAGATACGGAAGCAATCCAGAAGATATGTCTGGAGCTGGTACATTTTTTATAGACAACGAAGCTGGCGTAATATTTTTTGATAGTACTTTTAGCGGAAGACCTGATAACCTAATCATTTTAGACTATATTTCTGATGGCATTGCAGACAATGGGGACCTATCTAAAGTATATGTTCCAAAGCTTGCTGAGGATGCTTTATATGCTTACATGTTATATAATTTATCAAAGCTAAGACCATCAACAGTACAGTTAGCGCCTTTATATAAAAAAGAAGCTAGCTCTAAAATGAGAAATGCAAAAATAAGACTTTCAAATTATAAATCCGAAGAAATGGCACAAGTGCTGCGAGGCAAAGCTAAATGGATTAAACATTAAATAAAATTAAATGGCAGAAAGCAAAAGAACGTTCCAAGCCGCGAGAATGGACAAAGATGTAGATGACAGGTTATTAAAACAAGGCCAATATAGAGACGGCCTTAATATATCTGTTGACACATCTGAAGACGCCAATGTAGGCGCTGTTGAAAATTTAAAGGGTAACGAGCTAATAGCTAATCAAAACATATACGGCTTATCTGCCGCTTCAAATCCTAATGCTAAGGTTGTGGGCTCTTACGCTCACCCGGAGGAAGAAAAAATATATTATTTTGTTACTGGCGACGTTGCTGACGGGATATTCGAATATGATATAATTAATAATTCTATAAGTACTATAGTAATAGATAGCTCAAATTTATCAGTTGCTAATAATACAGAATTAAATTTTTCTACAGCATCGCCTAGCGCTTCAATAGCACAAGATGGAACAATATTTGTAAACTCTAAAATTGGAAACCCAAAAGCAATAACAGCAAAATTTGCTCCAAATACAACAGGGTCTTCAATTGATAAAGATGTATCTATAAATATTGAAGTGCCAAATGCATACAAAAATAGCAATGATTCTATAACAGGAAGTGTTACGGCCTCTCAACCTACTATAACCGCGCCTGAGGTTATTACAGAAGATATAAAAACCGTAGCAAATACAACTGCTACTATTGCTGGCTCTTTAACTAATAATAGTGTTAACGTTACCGTGCAGGGGTTTTACTATGGATATAAAACAGACGGTAGTGCTTTAACATTATCAGAATTAAAAACAGGTGGAGCTGGTATAACTAATAATACTGTTTCTAGTTCTTCAATAAAAAATAATTTTACAGCTGACATAACGGGACTTGTTGCTGACAAACAAATTAGTTACGCAGCTTTTGCTACTAATTCTATTGGAACAACAGACGGTGAAGTTAAAAGCTTTACAACTACAAATACAGCTTTTTCAATAACAAGCTTAGGATTTGTTAATTCTAATGTTGTAAATACAGGAGGAATTGAAAACTTTTCAGTATCTGGGACTCCAGGTGCTACGTACACTTTGACCGGGTCTGTTGGAGCAACAGCGCCAGCTGGAACTCATACAATAGATGGATCAGGAACAGCTACACATAATATAACAATAAGTGCGCAGGGTACAGGAGATCCATTGCGTTTTCCAAGAGTAGATGTTGCAACAGTAGGGTCAACAGTATTTTTGCCCTCTAACTTACAAGCTTTTGATACAATTGAACAAGCGGCGGGAGCAGCACAAACATATAGCTACTCATTAACACCGTCAGCATCTATAGGTAATTCAACATTAAAACAAACAGCTCTTTCTACTGGAAATGTTTATACAGGGCTTACGACAACACAAACAGCTGGATATTCAGCAACAGAGACATTTTATATATTTCCTAACGCAGGTTATGAATTTGCTGACGCTTCTTCTGTTTCCGTAACAGGGCTACCCGCGTGGGCTAGTGCTAGTATTTCACAAAATACAAACGGAGATAATCATACATATATACAAGTAGATATAGCTATATCTAATACGCCTACCAATGATGACAGTGTAACTTATAATATAGCCGCGACTCCTACGCAGGTAGTTACTACTTGGTCTGCTGGTTTATGGACAGCTTCTACAAATCCTTCGGCAGCTATTAGTCCAACATCGGATAGCTCAATAAGTTTTACTGGTACTGGCACTAAAACCGCTTCTGATACAATTACAGTAACAGATAGTGGTAAATATATTTCCAGTGTTAACTCTACTACTAAAAATGCAACATATGGTGGTGATTTAATAACTGTAAGTTATTCAGGCGTGCCAACTAGTGCAGGTGGTAGTTTAACTGCAAACTTTAGCATTGCTATTCCCGCCGCTCAAAGAAAAAGCATTACATATTCCAACGCCCCAGTAGCTATTAGTTTAGCGGGCGCCACAGCGGCAAATAATCATACTTTAACATTTAACAGTGTTGGAAGCAATTTTGTAGCTGGCATTGGAGCATCGCACCTAACTAGTTATACTTGGAGTATTGCTCCGGGTTCAACACAGCAAATTTCTGTTAATGTTCAACCTAATGATGGATATAAGCTTACGGATGCAAACGCTTCTAGTGCAACAAACCTCCCTAGTTGGGTTACTTTAGTGAGCGAAACAGTAACTGATTACGGTATTTATAGCTCTATTCAATACGTCTTTAATATTACAGGGCAAAGTAGCGCAGTTAGTGGGTCAATAGACTTTAATGCGTCGCCTACAGCTGCCACAATGACTTGGAGTAATAAACTAGCTGTAGCTTCTTCATCCTCTTATACGGGATCAACAAGCGTAATAGATGATGGAACTGCGTATGTTCATACTGGGCCTACGGGTAGTAAAACTGTAAAATTTACTTACAGTGGACTAGCTCCAAGTTCAGTAGATTACAGTGAGCCTTATAGCCAAACTGGTACTTTCGCAAGTTCATTAAGCAATGGGGGTATAACTATATACCCAACAAATGATCCTACATACCCAAGCCAAATATGGTGTAATATACTTATAGACAACAATTATAATAATGATGTTACAACAACGTCTAATTTTGCGCCAGTTAGGCTAACGTTAAATGATTAATAAAAAAATATGCCAAGTAATATACTAAATTTTAGTTCAAACAGATTAATTACAGGAATTAATGTAATTGATGGTATGCTATTTTTTACCGACAATGAAAACGAGCCTAAAAAAATTAATATTGAAAAATTTAAAGGCAACTTTGAGGGGGTTGAGGTAGATCATTCTTCAGGAACTACACATATTTACGGTAGACAAATAAGGGAAGGCGATATAACGGTTGTTAAAGACCATCCCATTACTTCAATGACTACTCAAAAGTTTGATGAAGCATTTGGAACTGGGGCTAACGATTTAACTACCGATAGTGTTAGTAAAAGTAAAACTGACGGTATAGATGAAAATGGAAATAAAATAACAAACCCGAGCGAGGGCCATGCGGATATTAGTATTGATGCACATAGTACTTCAAACACGTCTTTTACAGGAAGATTATTATTAAACGAAGGACAACTTGTAGAAGGCGGGTTTATTTGGTCCGCTACAGAAGATACCATAGAAGGACTTATAAATGGTACTGGATCTTCTTCAGTAGAAATTACAAGTAAAAATATAGAATTAGGCGGTGGCATAGCTATCATACAAGAAAGTATACAATCTACTAATTCTTCTGGAGGAAACTATAATGCAACTTTGTCTACTGGCGAAATTTTTGTTGTTTCTTTTGGTAAGAAAAAAGGTAATTCAAAAAGATTTTATAGCAATATTGCAAAATCTAAAATATTAAATAATGCTGCGGCGGGTACTGCTCCTTCAGATTTAACATCTTCTGATCCAATAATAGCCAATAATATAATTAAAATTGAGTCTGTTTTAAATAATGATGGCGATACTAAAATAACAAATTCAGGATTATATATTTCTGAAGGAAAAATTAATGATAATGAAACTGCCCCTACTGTACAAAATTTATTAGATACAGGTAGTTTTGTTCCAGCAACATTTGACCAAGGAACAGGAAAGTTAATTTCTAGTTTTGAAGCGGTACCAAATTTAATTTATTACTATGTTCCTTTTGCAACAAATAAAAATGGCACTGTATATGGCGATGCGCTGTCTCTTTCAGATACAGTAACAAATAAAATACAAAATAAAACTAAAAAAACAGCTCCTGTACATACTTTAAATGTAAATGAGCATACTGCTACTTCAGCTATTTTACTGGGTCATTCAAATGGTAATAATTATTTGAAACCATTTAGATATGAAGAAATAACTGAATTAGGTTTTTATTTTAGCAGTAACGAAACTGTAAAAGAAGATATAATTACAAAGTCTTTTACAAATGGAGTATCTGCCGATGGTAAAACAGTTAAAGTTAGTGTCTCTGATAATTATGATGAAGGCGGAATATTTAGTCTAAACACGGCTTCATATTTAACCCTTGAGGACGGGGCTGAATTAAACTACATTGCTTATAATATTTCTGGCGGTATAGAATCGTGTGGGGGTTTAAAAAAATTTAAAAAACCCGAATATACAGAAGAGCCTTTATTTAATGTATTTAAAGCTGAATGGAATTTTCCTTCAACATATAATTTGTCTACATCGGGTACAGAAAATATTGAAGTAACTGCAGAATTTGATATAATTGGTAAACCTGGTAAAAATAATACCAATATAGTAGACGCGGGCATAATAATTTCAAAGCCAATAACAAAAGCTGAAATTGAAAAATCAGAAAATGGAGCATGGGCAGATATTCCTTCAATAGTTAATCCTAATAATTCATTTACTTTAACTATACCAAAATCAGATTTTACTTTTACCGCTAACGTAGGTGACCCTGATATAGGAAGGTATACAACCACAAACCCTATAATTGTACCCGCTATAACTACAGAAGAATATTACAATCTTATAGAAAAAGGGATTAAAATTTCATCTTCTAACTTTAGAATGGTGGCTTATATTATTGGAGAAAATGGAGTTACTTATTATTCCCGGCCTTTTGGCGATCCAAGAAACGATAATGTTAACCCAGATACTAAGCCTAAATTAATTAAACCATTAGTGGGTGGCCCAAAAATAGTAAATTCAAACAGCAATAATGAATTTATTACTGTTAAAGAACACGATAATTTTACTATTGTTTGCGAAATAAGTAATACCGGAAAAAGAATTGTTGAGGTTGGGGCTTATGTTTCTACAACGCCCCCGCCTTCTATAAACATTTTACCAGACGGTAGAAGTCCTGATTTAGACGCTTGGGCAGCAGGAGCTACTAAACATTTGGCTACAGAATCTGTTTCAGCAATAAATGCGCATATAGATCAAAATGCCAACGATTTTTTAGATATTACAATACCTTGTACTGGAAAGACAGCCGAAACTACATATTATGTAGCCGTATTTGCAAAGCCAGAACAGACGTTATCAACAACTGCTAATTCTAAAGTGGTAGACGGAGGTGAGCCTTTTATTAATTTACTAAATGGAACTAAATGGGCAACGCCAAAAAGAGTTGATACACCTGCTAATTTAAGCGCGGTAGATGTAGATCCAATACTTACTATAATAGATGATAATATAAAATCTACATTAACAAAAACAAGTGTTTCCGTAAAATGCAAAGCTGAAAAGCCTTCTTTAAATTATTCTATTACAGAAATAGGTGTTTATTTAAAGCCTGCTTCTGAATTTCCAAACCCATTTTCAGATCAATCAGGCAACGCTGCCACTATGGCTAATGCGACAAATAGAATTGAAAAAAAATTAGATTTAACAAATACTAAAGAAAATGGTAAAAATGAAGAAATTAATTTTACTGCAAATGTAACTGGGATTACAACAGTAGAATATTACGCTTCTACATTTGTTAAAACTAATACAAACGGTAATATACAAACATTTATATCGCCATATATTTCTATAGATAATACACCCAAAACTTTATTATTATCAACAAATTACACTAAAAAGTTTATTATATCAACGCTAGGTGCCTCCACAACAGGTTCTGAAAGTTACGTTTACGACTTGAATACCTATTCCGCAGTAATTGCAAGGGCAGCTTGGTCTCGTAGCAGTGTTAAACCAGAAATAATTAATCACGGCTTTTATTTTTTAGAAAATCAATCTTTAACGGAGCCGTCTAGTGCTGCGGAGTTTATGGAAGAATACGATTCTCCAAGCGCAGGCACAACAAAATATAATGTAACTATAAGTGGAGAGCCGAATGGATATTCGATTGGGATGGAATTTAATACACAATGGAATGCAAAATTACCTTTTAATATAGATTTCCCAACAGACAACGCGAATAAAAAATATTATTTTGTAGCTTTTTATGAAACAGTTGACAACTTTTTTGGAATTTCATTTGTTGGTGCTCTTAGAACGTTAAACCCAACAGAATATGTTAGCTCTGGGCGTATTTCTTTAGACTTAGTAGATATAAAACAAATAGAATATCGGAATAGTAATGTTTATTCTTTTAGAGAAACAGCAATTCCCGTTGATTTAATTGCTAACCCTTCTAACCCTGAAGCAGGAAAATGGTATGAATATATTGATATAGATGTTAAAACTTCTATTGGTAAAGACTGGGAATTTTCAACCTCTAGTACTTCTCCTTATGATATTGCTAATTCAATCGCTGGAGCAGACACTTGGCCAGCCCCGATCATAAGAAATGGTAATACATTAAGAGTATATACACCTAAAAATAACCCTCCATCTCAAAAAACATTTGTAAACATTGGCCTTGTGCGCCCAAGCGATGAGTTCGCTCATGCAGACGCAACATATAACAGTGGTTCCTACGAGCAGTACTTTACACGTGTTAATTTAATATGGAGACAAGCGTAAAAAACAATAAATGGCAGAAAAAGTAAAACCTTTTGAAAAAATATTTCCTTATATAAGCTATAGGTGGAAATATGATGATGGCGAATATTCGCCTTATGCCCCGTTTACGGAGGTACAGTTTATTTCTAAGCCTATAGAGTCAATAAACGATAGATACGAAAAAGGTTTTAACGTATTTATGGTCAATGATGTAGAAAACATTGTACTCAATAATATACCAAAAGGTAGGGAAGACGTTATTGCCGTGGACATATTATACACAGAATCAATATCTTCTACAGTATATATATTAAAAACTATAGAAATTGACCCAGCCGATAGAGGCAACGGGTTTTTAAATGGTATTATAATATCTAAAAGATCTTTTGGTATAGCTTTACCTGATTCTGAATTAACTAGACAATTTGATGCTGTTCCTTTAAAGGCTAAATCACAAGAGTTCACAGCTAATAGATTAATATACGGTAACTATGTTACTAAATTTAATCAAGGCAAAAATGATTTAGGTGGTGATGGTTTAAAAATAAAAGTTGATACTATAGGTGTTATTGACCCAACGTCTGGGCCTTCTGTAAAAACAAACAGAACTTACGACGTAGGAGTTGTTTATATGGACAAATACGGAAGACAAGGAGGATTACTATCTCAAAAAGTAGGTAATAACTCTGACAATTCTTCTTTAATTAAAACTGATTTTACTTATAGTTCAAGAATAAAGCTTACGTCTAAAATAAGCAGTCAACCGCCGGTTTGGGCTAGCGCATACAAATATTATGTAAAAGATGTTTCTACAGATTTTTATAATATGACAGCTTTTAATAGTTATTTAGATGGCGATCCTGGAGATACTGAGGCTGCTAATATTTATTTGCAATTTGATTCTAAAGATAGAAACAAAATAACAGAAGACTCTTTTTTAATACCTAAAAGAGATGGGTTTGCTACATCAGCGGGAAATGTTATAACAGAGCTTTCAAGAATACCAGTGCTAGATATTGAAAACGAAGCTCCTGATATTGTTAAAGCTCAAGTTATAGAAAGAACTGCAATTAAAAAGTTTACAATAAGAGATGATAAAGCACAAATAATTACTAGTTATACTGATTTAAGTAATGCACTTACCCCTGTTAATCCCAATACTGCTAACAACCAGGTATTTTATATAAAAGATTCTTTAGGAGTTACATGGGACACTCAGTATATAATAACACAACTTAATCAATATATAACATCTCAAAGTGGTTCAACAACTTTTGATTCTAAAGAAAGCCCATATACCTCTTTGCAGACTATTGATTTTACAGGTTTTAATGAAAGATTAGCTTTACAATTTGTTCAAGTAGACGGTATAGAAAGTAAAAAAATTCTTATTGATGAAATGGAATTTGGTACAGGTGGTGACGTTGAACAACGAAACATTTTTAAAATCACTTTATCTAATCAAATTAATGACAACGATGAAGTAATTTTTACAAAAGGTATTGATGTTGCACCAGCTGGTGGTTGGAATTTTCAAACAGATGTAGATATAAAGTTTTTTAAACTAGGGCTATCTGAAGCGGGGCAAAAAAAATTAAAAGGTTCTTTTTTCGTTAAAGTCCCAAGGAAAACAGGTATTACATTATTTCCAAATTTGCCCACGGGGCAAACAGAGCTAGATGAAGAAGGAGAACTTGAAACACTAAAGTTTTTTGATTTTGAAACAGAACAAGGAAACGATTCTAATCTTAATCTATATTGGGAAACTTCAAGTGTATTTCCTTTAGCGGATCATGGGTTAACTAACATACTTGATTGGTCTAATTGTATTGCTACTGTTGGCGGCTCCAATAATAAAATATATTTAGAATCTGTCAATATACAAGATAAATTTAACTCTACGTCTTTAGTGAAAGGTATCAGAGTTAATACGCCAGAAGCTAATTATTCAGAAGAACATCGTAAATATGGATTAATATTTTCTGGTTTATATAATTCTAGAACAGGAATTAATGAATTAAATAAATTTAATTTAGCAGATGGGATTACTAAAGAGCTAGAACCTAATTACGGAAGTATACAAAAGTTACATGCTCTTGATACTAATTTATTAGCTTTTTGCGAAGACAAAGTATTTAAAATATTAGCAGATAAAGATGCATTATTTAATGCAGATGAAGGTGTAAATGTTACAGCTACTAATTTAGTTTTAGGGCAAGCAATGTCATTCCAAGGAGAGTATGGTATAAGCATACACCCTGAGTCTTTTGCTACATTTGGTAATAATATATATTTTACAGATGCAAAACGAGGAGTAGCTATGCAGCTAACGCCTGCTAACGGCCAGTTATTCCCTATTAGCTCTATTGGAATGTCAAACTTTTTTAGAGATAGAATCGGCACGGCTACGAAGCTTATAGGTGCTTATGATGGAGCTAAAAAGCTTTATGTAGTATCATTGCAAGGATATGACTTTAATAGTGCCTCTATTGGCTCTGAAATAATTCCTTCAGAAGATGGAAACCTAACTTTAGGCTATAGTTTAAAAGGCCAAAGCTGGACTAGTCGATACTCATTTATACCAGAATCTGGTGTAACTGTAAATAATAAATTTTATACTTTTAAAAATGGTAAAATTTATTTACACAATTCTGATACTGCCGATAGAAATAACTTTTATGGAGTACAATATAATTCTGAGGTAGAAATTATATTCAACGATAATCCTACATATATTTCAGACTTTTTATCAATTAACTATGAAGGAAGTCAAGATTGGGAAATTGTTAATATATTAGCTGACCAAGAAGAAAATGTTGTAACAGACGCTAGGTTAATGGATGACTTATGGTTTTTTAAAGAAGGTAAATACCATGCCGCAATTGTAGGTACGGTGCCTGTCTTTATTGTAGAGCCTGGATCTAGTCCTAATGCAGAGGGTTTTTATCCTTTAATACAAGACAGTAATAATACACAGGATGTAGCTGGAGTAAAAGGATTCTTTGCCAAAGTAAGATTAAAAAACCCTGATACAGATAAAAGGGAATTATTTGCTGTAAGCTCAGAATATTATATTAGTCAAACTTAATTAAATTTAATGCAATTACAAATAAGAAAATTAATTGAACAAGATTGGAACTTCCTGCCCTCGTGGTGGGAAGCGTACAATCAACCAGTACCACAAAGAGATTTTTTACCCGACAACGGACTCGGTGGTTTTATGGTATGTAAAGAGCATGACGCTATAGCTGCTATGTTTCTTTATACAACAAATTCAAAAACTGCAATTCCAGCTATAGTTATCTCAGACAAGTATTATAAAGATAATGATAGAAGTGACGCATTACAGTTATTGGTGAACTTTACAACAGATTTTGCAAAAGATATGGGGTACAAGTATTCATTTGCTTGGGCAAAACCAGGCATATTATTAGAAAAATATAAAAAATCAGGATTTACGGTAGACGACACACCGAGTTACGAATTAATAATACAATACTAAATATGGGAAAAATACTAGGAGCGGCGGCAGCAGGCGGCCCAGCAGGAATGGCTATAGGAGCAGCAGGCGGACTAATCACTGCAGCAGGATCATTAATTGGAGGAGGTAGAAGAAGAAGAGAAGAGCGACAAGCTCGCGCTGAGTTTGATGCGCAAAGACAAGCCTTAATGGATTATAGTTTTACTAACCCTTTTGCAGGTTTAGAAAATGTTGCCGAGGACTTAACAGTAAATCAACAGGCTTCACAATTTCAAGCACAACAAACAGATGCAGCTTTAGCGCAGTCTATGCAAGCTGCAATTGCTTCAGGCGGAGCCCCAGGCGGTGCTCAAGCTATCGCGCAAGCTGCCTTAGCATCTAAACAGGGCATATCAGCTGATCTCGCAAGACAAGAGCAAGCTAACCAAATGGCTAGAGTAAACCAAGCCGCCCAACTTCAAAAGTTTGAGGCACAGGGGGAAGAAGATCTACAATCACAACAATATCAACAACAACAACAACTTTTAAATTTAGCTAGTGGCAGATTAAATGCTGCTAAACAAGCTACGTCCCAAGCAACACAACAATTGTTTGGGGGGCTTGGAATGGCAGTTGGAGGCGGAGTTGCAGGCTTTAAAGAACAATAATGGGAAGAAAAATAGTAGGCGATCAGCTAAGATACGGAGATATTGAAGCTGCATATTCAGAACCAAATTATTTAGGCGTAGGTATTGGGCTTTTAGGCGCGACTATACATGATTTAGTCAACGAGGACAAAGAAGAGGCAAAAGTTGAAGGTAAGCCACCTACTGATGCAGAGCTAGCCACTAGGCAATCCATGATGAAAGATGACTTAAGAGATGCTAATAACTCTTTAAGAGCACTTCAAACCAGGAATATGTCTGAAACGGATAAGGCAGCATCGGATGTTAACGACATTTTAGGACAAACAGACTTTGGTGGTATTCAAATAAAAGATTTTACTTATAAAGATTTATTTGGTAAGGTAAATACTCAACAGGGTTACGATTCGACTATAAGAACTGAAAACTTAAATAGTTTAGACCCATCAGCATATCTTGATTCTGGATTAATTGTTAAAGGAGCTAGTGCGCTTTTAGGCGGCCCTCTTTTTCGGTTAACTACGGGACAGCCAAAAACAAATACTGGTGGTCGAATGACGACTGGTCAAAGGCGCACAACAAGTAGAATGGCCCCTCAGTCTTATATGACAGGAAGTAACGTAAGAGTTGATGAAGAGCAGGAAATGCAACCTTTATCTTTTTTAGGTCAAGAGGGTGCAGCTTTTGCTGAGGGCTATAATGTTGGCATTAAAAAAAGAAACTACGCTAGACGCGTTTGGGGGCAACAACAACAAGATTTAGATGATGCTTTTGGGGATGTAAAAGTAACACCGTCTGGTAATACAGCATACGATTCCTCAATTGAACAAGTTTCTGAGGAAAAAGTAAATGAAATGGCTCAGCTTATGTCTCAAAGAGGCAAAATGAAGCCTTCAGAGTTTACAAAAAAATATAATGAATTAAAAAATTGGACTGAGCAAATGAACTTGGGTTCAAAATCTGTTATTGGATTAATTCAAGATTACGCAAAAAACAAAGATTTAGTTTCGGCCGGTACGAAACCTGAGGTAATGGACGTAATAGATACTCTTTATAAAGGGGGAGGTGACCTTACTGTAAAAAATATTAATGGGGTAACAACCCTTGTGGGTAAAGCAAATAGTGGCGCTGATGTTAGCATACCTATTTCTGATCTAGCTGGTTCAAATAAACTTAGGTATCTTAAAAAAGTAAATACAGAAAGTTTTTATAATAGCATATTAAACGGTGATGGCAAAACAGAAGGCATACTTGATAATAAAACATGGATAACTAATGGGATGACAGCTCAACAAAAACTTATGGCCTATGATGGGGCTATTGGAACAGCTGTACAAAGTCAAGTAGAACAATTTTTAGATAACCCTGGCACAATCAGGGCTATTGCAGCAGAAAGACTAGGCATGCCATATGATGTTTTTGAAAATAAATTTAGAGGAGACATGGACAGCGCAAAAGATCTTGTTAGCAATTATTTGCAAAATCAAATTAAACAAAGATATGCCGCTAAAGCTGGAATTACCTATCAGCTTAAAAAAGATCCAGCTATGCCACCATCTGATACAGGCGGAGCTAAACCTAAAGACTATACAGATTTAAACAAAAAATTCTCTAATCCTAATTTTTTAAACTCATTTAATAATCCCGACGGTTTAGACCCAGGAGCCTTATCAATGGTAATAGGAGGGCCGGCTGTGATAGATAAAAATGATGATAATTTTATAATTATAAAGAATCCTAGAAATAATAGAGAATTAAAGATTAATAGAAAAAATAGAGAAGAAACTTTAAGAATTTTAGCAAAAGAAGTTTATGATGTAAATCTTAGCGATTTAACCATAACAGAAACAAAAGCTTCTGGGCAAGGCCCCCGTAGTGCGCAAGAAATATACGACCAATACGTAAAATTAAAAAATAATATCTAATGAACGAAGAGCTAAAAAGCATTATAGAATCTATGGTTGCTAATGGAGAAAACCAAGAGGCAATAAACATGGTTATAGCTAAATACGAAGCTGAGAATACTCAAGACGTTCAAGTGGGAAAGGACGAGGCCGCTGCGGAAGAGACTGCACCTGTAGTGGCAGAAACACCCGTAGATACGGATTTGCAGTCGGAAAGTGGTTCTTTGGAATCACAAACCCCTAGTACTTTTGCGCAATCTGAACTAGAAAAAAAGCCTATAGTCTTTACTTCTTATGAGGAGCAAAACAATATAAAAGAAGACGAGGTTCCTAGAGAAGATATATTTGATATTGTAAATAAACAAGTAGGAGATGACTTAGCGGGAGCTAAGAAGAATATGAATATGGTTTTGCTTGGAGATGAATATTTTAATGACTTTCCCCAAAAGGTTCTTAAACTAAAAGAATCTGAAATAAAACAAAAAGAGCAAGAGCTTATTAAAAAATACAATGTTCAAAATTCTGAAGAGTTCAAAAAAGCTAACGACGAATTTAGTGTTTTTCAAAATAATCTGATCCAAGAGGCGGTAGCCGGCTCAAACAGCTATAAAAACAGGTTAGGTACTTATCATGAAGCTTTTGTTGATAAAGATCGCGAACTCCGACAAAAAGCCCAAATAAAAGCAGAAGAGGACCTTAAAGAAGCTAATGAAGAAATTATAAAACTTTTAGCAGACCAAACTTTTGGAAAAATTGGAGGCGCTATTTTACCAGATAGCTTTGAAAAAGGGCTTTTAAAACTATCCCCTATGATAGGCCAGGCTATGGACCTTGGTATGCCTGTGTTTGGCGCTCTTAATCAGTTTGATGAAGGAACTACATTTGCAGAAAAATCAAAACAATTATCTGATGGTAAAGGCTATACTACTAGAAAAGATGGCACTGTTGATGTTGTTAATATTTCAGGAGGCATAAACAATTATCCTACTGTTAAAGATGCAGTAGATGACTACAATAATAAAGCTAACGAAAAGTTTACTAAAGGAGTTGAAAAGTTTATATCTTCAGAAAAGTACCAGGAGCAGTTAAAAATGTTTGGTAAATCTCCAGAAATTTTAGACGGCATACAAAAAGGTGAGTTTGGAGAAATTTTAGGAACGCAAGCGGGTCAGATGGCTTTAGCTATGATTTCTTTTGGAACCTCAACGTATGCTCAAGAGGCTGGCAATATTTTAAAAGAAATTACAGAAGAAAAAGCTAGAGAAAAATTTTCTGATTATGACAATAAAACTTCTGATGAAAAAAGAGATATAATAGAAAATATTGTAAAAAGTGGGGAAATAGACTTTAGCCAAATAGAAAAAACAGGTACAGCTATTGCTGCTTTAGATTTAGCAAGTAACGCGTTTGGCGTTGGAAAAATTGCTAAAGCACCTATAGGTTCTATGTTTAGGAACCTTGCTGCTAAAAATTATAAAGGCGCTGTTAAAGCGGCTAAAGGAGAGTTAAAAGAGATTGCAGAAGCATCACTTTTTGAAATGCCAACAGAAGCTGGACAAGAAGCTATAGGTATGGTAGAGGTTGAACAGCAGCTTGGTAAATCAAAATATTTAGACGGAAGAAAAATATTTGATTTAAAACAATTAGGAGAAGCCGGTGCTCAGGCGTTAATATCTACAGGCCCATTAGTTGGAGGGGGTAGAGTAGTAAACAGAGGTGTAAGGCAAATAGCCAGAAAAGCGCAGGGCAATATATCATCCGATGTTAAAAACCAAGAAGATGCTATAAAAATTCTTTTTGAAAATGGTTCAATCAGTAAAAAACAAAGAGATAATCAGCTTACAGCTTTATATGAAGCTGAAAATATAGCTAATAATGCAAATTATAAAAACTTCGAGCCCGAGGCTAGAGAGGAAATGTTTGATATACAAGTTGAACAACAAACTTTAGCAAATAAAAATAAAGAAATAATTAATCCATTGTTTCAATCAGATTTAACCTCAGTTTATGGTAAAGGGCAAATTGAACGAAATAAAGAAAAAATACAAAAATTAGAGGAAGCAAAAGCTAAAGTACAGGCAAAGCAGGTTAGGCTTTTTATGGGTAATAAATTAAGGCAATACGTTAATAATAACCCGGATAAGTTTAATGGATTTCAATATTTAACTTTTGACACCAAAAAAGAAGCTAAAAAATATCTTGAAGGAAGAAGCGTTGACCTTACTCAAGAGAATATAGCTGGGCTACTCAATGGTTCTGTATATGCTACAACAATACCGGGTATAAAAACTATAATTGATGTAAAAGAAACAGCGGGAAAAGGCGATTTGGGCGTTGGCTCTAATGTAGTTCATCATGAAGGCTTGCATGCTATAACAAATTCCCTAGATGACAACTCTGTTGTTAAAATTGCTAAAGATTTAGGTTTAACTTTAGAAAAGTCTAATGATCCTGTATTAAGAGCAGTTGGTATAAAATCTCAAATGAGAGTTGATACAGATTATTCTGGTGCGGCGGCCAGAGAACAAGCAGAAGAATTTATATCTAGCGTATCAGATTTCATGCGTTCCTACCAGGTAAAGCAAGGAGATATTCCTACAGCGACAGCTCTGTCTAGTTTTGGAGAAAAACTTGCTAAAGCGTTAGGAGTGGGAGAGTTAGATTTAGATTTAAGCGGCTTAGAAAACGGGGCGGAAGTGCTTACGTGGTTAAAAAAATACAATGATTTTAACGGGAAGCGAAAACTAAATCTCAAATTACCTACGCCTAAGGCGGCTACTGAAATAGCAGAAGAAGATAAAAAAGCTAAAAAAATTAGAATATTTGACTTTGATGATACATTAGCAAAAAGTAATTCACAAGTGCTATACACGCTGCCTGATGGGACTACTGGGAAGCTCAACGCAACCGAATATGCTAAAAGAGATCAAGAGCTAAAAGATAAGGGGGCTACATTTGACTTTTCTGAATTTAGCAAGGTTATAGACGGTAAGAAAGGACCTTTGTTTGAAGTAGCGCAAAAAATAAATGCTGCTAGGGGAAATGAAGATTTATTTGTTCTTACAGCCAGACCTGCAGACGCGGCTGGCCCAATACAAGAATTTTTAAAATTAGCTGGGCTAGATTTTAAGAAAGAAAACATTATTGGTTTAGGTGACGGAACTGCACAAGCTAAAGCTAATTGGGTGCAGGGAAAAGTTGATGAAGGCTATAATGACTTTTATTTTGCAGATGATGCTATTAAAAATGTAAACGCTGTTAAAGATGTGCTTTCTAATACTGATGTTAAAAGTAAAGTACAGCAAGCTAAAGCTTCTAAAATAGTTGAAAACGTAGCATTTGAAGAGGGATCTATTAATAATGAATTCCAAAACTACACGCACGACGGTAAAGTAAACAATGCACCTGAATCATTTCAAGCAGAAGCAGCTATGGCTTATGAGCCTTTAGCACAAGCGGTTGTTGATAGAATAAGCAAAGTTGGGCTTGGTATAAGCAAAGAACAAGACCAATTTATAATGGACTATCTTGCCGATAATCAAAATAAACAAGATATTGTCTCGGATCTTACATTTGGTACAGAGCGTAATAAAGCAAGTTCTTTATTAGG